AGTGTTGCCGTCCTGATCCTGTCCCGCTTCACGCACGTTCAGCAGAATGTCGTCGCCCAGTTTCACGCCCAGGGCAAGCATGACTTCCGGACCGGCGCCTTGCAGAATGAGGGTGGCGCCCAGCACTTTGCCGCCCTTGGCCATTTCCTCGGCGATGAAGCGTCCGCCGGTCATCGGTTCCATATCGAACTCGATCTTCGGCGGGGTGAACTCTTCCACGGTCGCCGACAACGGCAGGCCTTGCAGGGTGGCCGCGATGGCCTGTCTTACGCGGTTGGTAAACATTAGAGAACATCCTCCAGGAACTGCTCGATGATTTCATCGCGGGCGTTGAGTTGGTAAACCATGTGTTCATTCGGCGCGTAGCGGCCGTAGTCGATGACGATGAACCATGTGCCGTTTTTGTACTTCTCGACGCTGTTCAATTCCGGGTGCAGGTACACGCTGCCGCCAGGGATCGTTTCGTCGACAACCAGGGTTTGCAGCCAGTCGTTGATGCGCTTGACCTCCTGATCCATGAACGACTTGGTCAGGTTCTTCGCCATGGCTTTCTGGCCGGCCTTCACCAGCTTGCGGCTGATCGCATCTTCAAGGCCGACGTAGCTGATGAACTTGCCGGTGATGGACCGGTTACCCAGCAGCGAGAAGCCACCGAGGACCGTGCGGGCGTAGTAGCTGATGCCGTAGCGGTTGAGCAGATCGCCTTCGGTGGAGGTGTCGAGGATGTTGTATTCCACAACTCGCGACACGTCTTCGGCGTAGGTCACCTGGTTGCCCGGGCTTTCCCACTGCTTGACCTTGGCGAGCGCGGCAATGGCCAGGCTCGATGGCGACAGGAAGACGTTTTTCTTCGCCGCCTTGGAGTAAACGGCAGGCATGTTGTGCACCAGCAGGCAACGGTCGAAACCGAGGTCCGCGCCGCCCAGTTCCTGGCTGTAAGTCACTTGATCAGCGACCGCGGCATCCTTGCCGTCGAGCACTACACGAGCCTTGATGCGCTTGCCGAACGAGGCGAATTCGCTGGCCACGGCTTTGGTGCCGGTGAAGCCTGGCGCACCGATGATGGTCAGGTCCTCCGGCACACCGCTCAGTGCGGCCAGGCCGAGTTTGCGACCGGTCACTGGCTCGATGCCGCCGATCACGTTGTTGATGGTGTCCGCCGGGGCCGCCCCCTCTTCGACGATGACCACGTAGACCGGCACCTTGACCACTTTCAGGATCTGGAACACCGCGTGGAACAAGGTGCCCGATTCAGTGCCGGTCGGATCGAGCAGCGCCTGGGTGGTGAAGCTGTTAATGCGGAACGGGGAGTTACGCGGAATCAGCGGATCGGCCTTCGGCGCCGTGCCGATCAGGCCAATGACGTTGTCACCGAGACCACCCATGGCCTCGGGGGATTCGGAAGCATTGACGGTAATGCCGTTGTGCTCGAAGTTCAAAACCTCAGCCATGGTTATTCAGCCTTCTTGGCAGCGGCCGATTCGGCCTGGGTGGATGTGGATTTCAGCGCCAGGCGACCGACGCTTAGCAGCGCGTTGGCTTCGACGTCGAGCAGGTCGAGCTCTTGGCCAGCGGTCGACCAGTGACCACGCCCGACAGGGAACGGGACGAGGACGGTGTAGGTTTGGCGTTCTGCCATTTTGCGTTTCTCCAGATATGAAAAAGCCCCATTCGTTTGGGGCTTTCGGTTGTCGTTGGGTGTTTGTGCAGATAAGAAAACGCCCCGGTTGAACGGGGCGTTATTGAGGTTGTTTCGAGACCCGGACAGATAGAGTCGGGCGGCTATCAGCCGAGGGAAACTCGGGAGATTGCGGCCAGTCGCGCAGATTTCGGATATAGGACAGAAGCTCGCTGAACTGCTCGGGAGTCAGCGTCGGCTCTTGGCCAATATCCAGTTGATCCCGATGGCGCTCCCGAAGCCATTTGACGCGCTCGATCTCTTCGTCGCGCCACACACGCTCCAACGTTGAACGTACGGCTAACGTCTGCGCGGGAGGGTCAATCAAAATAGGTAAGCCATCCGCATCGAGGCTTCTGACTTTTCCAGGTTTTGGGTTCGCTATAACTTCCAGATATCGCGCCTCAGTAAGCGGCACAACATCATTTGGCATTGCGCCGTGTACGCTATCCAAGTAAACGCTGTCTGTTGATTTGCTGTAATAACGCATCTTATGAACCTATGGCCAGATATCGAACATTTGTCGTAGCCAAGTTGCCGTACGCAGTGAAACTTGTCAGTGACAAGGGACTCACTCCAAGCGAGTGAGCTCCGCTGCCGGCATCCGTCGCAAGTATTTGGTAAATGGCGGTTTTGAACGCAATTGGATAGCTGAAGGTGCCTGTTGTGCCCGGCATGATTGCGACGCCCCACTGAATCATCAAACCGCCTAACCAGGAAGGGAAAACAATGTAGCCATTCGCAGCAAGGCTGACTGAAAACCCAAGGCATAGTTTTTTAGGCGTTACGATAGTAGCGTCATCCGTGCCTTCGTTGGCCTGGGCCTGAGTCGCGACTTTTGCAGTTCCCTGTCTTGTCTCTGTTGCCTGCACGATAGAAGCAGCAAGCGCGGCGACATCAATATTTCCCTGATTGATCGGCGCGTTCCAGGCCTTGATGCACCACATCACGGCGAGGTTGTTTGGTCGGGTAATGCCGTAGGTGCCTTCGGAATTTCCGGGTAACGGAACATTTGCCTGCAGGCTTACGCCCGCAAGTGTCACGCCAGAGTAGAGTGCTATGTCGCCACTGTCGTAACCTGTCCTTACTCTCGAAGCGCCATGATCAGCAAGGTTGGAAGCAATTGCCTGGGTAGCCGCCACGTTTGTATCGATTGCCGCGATGCTGCCTTTCTGCCAGCTGCCAATATCACGGGAGGGGTCAACCCCGCGTCCATGATCCCAACCCCGGAAGAACTCGCCACGTGATTCAGGCAATCGGGTGTAACCCGTCGCATCACCTGGCAAGTTGTACTTGCGGTTCAGATACGTCGCCAAATCAGGATAAAGAGTGTCTTTGAATAGGCTGTTATCTACTTCAAGGAACCCAGGCGGTACGCTTTGTGTAGGGAAAGGCACCATTGTCCCCACCGGCAACGCAGAAGCCTTCGCAATCATCGCCTCAATCTCGGCCTTGGTGTACGTGTCCTTGATGCCAAACCCCGCCAGCGTCTCCGGATTTGTACCGCCAGTGGCACGACCGTACTTATCGACCGTCAGGCTCTTGTAAGTCCCTGCCTGAATTCCCGTCCTGCCGGCGAGCATTTCAAAGCTCAGCGAAGTAGTACCCAGCGTTATCGGGCCGTTCGTGACCAAGTACCAAAGAGCCCCCCCATTAGCAGCGCCCTCTTCGACCATTACCGTCAGGCCCGGCGTTACCCTGGCGCTGGTGTTGGCATCGACCGAACGTACCCACGCGCCGTTAGCCGCGACATAAATACCGTTATCTTTCGCTGCCGTTTGCGCCACCGCCAGCACACGCTGTCCAGACAGCACCGCGACGCCGTCGATTTGCTGCGCGCCACTCAATACAATGTTTTCCGTGGTGGCCACGCGAACCGATTGCTTGCCGTCCAGCTTGGCCAACTCATCGGCGAGATAACCCATTACCCACGCACGCGTCGCCTTAACCACCGTGTCATCAATCAACAACGTCACCAACGACGCATTACTGGTCTCAAAAATCGAGCGAATGTAAAACTCCTTCCCCGATCCCGACGTCGCCAAAACCGGTTTGAACGATTCCGGGTATTTGACGATGGCATACAGAATCCCGGTATCCGTCCAGATTCCAGCCTCGCGCACATACCAGCCGCCAACATCTGGAGGGATGGTCACTTCAGCCAGCAACCAGCTCGGATTCTTCTCATCCTGGAACAGTGCATTGAGCGGCCCGCGCCAGACTTCGCGCTTGAGCGCAGTGTCGGTTGCCGCCGGGTTGTAAACTGCACCACCGCCGTCACCGACGGAAATCTGCGACAGCTTGATCGGTGTGCCCGCCGCCTTGCAGGCAGTTTCGTAGGCAATCCCCGCATTGGTAA